AAATTGCATTGGCAGAAATTCAATGCTTTATTGTCTGGTTTACCAGATGGAACAAAGCTAATTGAAGTTATGAAAATCCGAGCTTGGAAGCCACAGAAAGGCGATAGCTCAAAAGAAAAACAAAGAATGCGTGAATTACAAGAAGAATACGCATTGCCTGAAGAATAGACGAAAGGAGGGAAAACATGGCAGATGGAAAAGTTGTCATTCAGATAGATATGGATGGCAAAAGCGCACAATCCGAGGTTAAATCCTTAAAAAGTTCGTTGCTTGGATTGGGTGAGAGCGTTAATAGCATGGGAAGTACGTTTAAGTCCGTTCTTGGCGCTAACTTGATTAGTTCTGCTGTGATTTCTGGTGTCAACGCTTTAACTGGTGCAGTTAAAGGAGCATTCTCATCTACTATCGACGAGGGAGCTAAATTACAACAATCTATCGGTGGTATTGAAACGCTATTCAAGGACTCAGCGGGTACGGTTAAAAACTATGCTCAACAAGCTTTTGAAACAGCTGGGGTATCCGCAAACACGTACATGGAGAACGTCACCTCATTCTCTGCTAGTTTGATTAGCTCGCTCGGCGGTGACACAGCGGCAGCTGCTGAATTAGCAAATACGGCAATGGTAGACATGTCTGATAACGCCAACAAAATGGGTACAGACATGGAATACATCACACAAACTTATCAATCGTTAGCCCGTGGGAACTATGCCATGCTTGATAACCTCAAGCTTGGGTATGGTGGTACGAAATCCGAAATGGAACGCTTGATGAAAGATGCCGAAAAACTGACTGGTGAACACTACACAGTCGGTGACTTTGCGGATACGGTTAAAGCCATCCACGCAGTTCAAGAAAGCCTTGGGATTACAGGAACGACAGCAAGAGAAGCATCAACAACTTTGAGCGGTTCTTTTAGCTCCATGAAAGCGGCTTGGACTGATTTCAAAGGAAACTTAGCCGATGGTGAATTGGATATTACGCCATCTTTGCAAGGTTTGGCAAGAACGACATCAACATTTTTGTTCGGGAATTTTATTCCTATGGTTACAAACGTTTTATCTAAATTACCGCAAGCCTTTTCTACTCTTATGGATAGTATGGGAGAAGAAATCCAAAAAGGTTTGAAACAGATTGCTCCAAACCTTGATATTGACATTGTAGGAGCGTTCAAGAATATTAAAGCAGCTGCTCAAATGGCTTTTAATCCTTTGTTTATTTTCAATTTCAAAAGTGCTTTGAGCAATGTAGGAGCAGCTTTGCAGTCGATTTGGTCGACGTTTAATAATGTGGCTGGTGGTGGATTTTCATGGACATTAACAATCAGTAATGCTATTTCAGCATTGATGGTAACGATTAAAAATGGAGCTAAGATTGTTAAGCGATTCATGGATAGCTTTTCAGAAACTGGCGCTATGCAACAAATCAAATTTGCGATTGATAGTGTTATTACGGCGTACACGACATTGACTTATGCAGTTGGTGAAGCTTCTATTTGGTCGACGTTGGGAACAGTCATCGGTAATGTTGCTAAAGTCATTGCACAAGTCGTACAAGCTATTGCTGATTTTATTTCAAGGTTAGACCCAAGCATTGTCCAAGGATTTACCAATGTTCTAGTTGGTGGTATTGCTGGTTTGATGGCGTTTTCAGCAGGGACTAACTTAGTTTCAAAAGGCATGAAGGGACTTGAATTTATCAAGTCATTTAATCCGTTCAAAATGTTCAAGAAGAACGCTAAGGACGGAGCAGATGGTGCGACAGAAGCTGTAGGTCAAAGTAAATCTAAGATTGCTCAAATCTTACAAGGTCTTGCATCGGTCATTAAATCGGTGGGTACTAGTATTGCTGTTGCAGCAAAAGGGATTGGTACAGGCTTGGCAAATGCTTTTGTTGGATTAGGTACGGCTCTTAAAATGGCTGGACCAGCAAATATTATTGCATTAGGCACAGCAGTCGGTATTGCATCCGTTGGTATTGGTGCAGGTGTAGGAATTATCGTGTCAGCGTTGACTTTGTTAGCAACGCAAAGCGCAGGTGTGTCCGTGATTATTCAAGCGCTTGGTACAGCCTTTGCAACAGTAGCAACGGCAATTATCGGTGCTTTCGCTCAGGCAATTGTAACAGTTTCTGGTGTATTGCCAGTTGTCACAAGTGCATTAGCTAACCTAGCGCCTTTAGTAGTAGCAGTCGGTGTGGCAATTGGTGCAACAGCACCAGCTATCACAGCTTTAGGTAACGCAATAAGCTCGGTTGTTGCATCCGTTGGTGTGGCTTTACCACCTATTATTGTAGCTATTAGCAATGCGATAACACAAATCGGCTTAATGCTTGGTACGATTTTGCCACCAATCATTACATCTCTCGGCACAGCCATCTCTCAAATTGCTGTTGCTATTACACCAATCGTTGGAATTATTAGTAGTGCTTTCGTTCAAATTGTGACGGTAGTGTCTAACGCTATTGTTCAAATTATTCAAGCGCTATCACCGTTTATCCCAGCGATTACAGAGATGGTCGTAGCGGTAGCTCCAGTACTATCTCAAATCGTAGATGCGTTTAACAACCTAATCAGTCAAATCAGTCCGATTATTGACTCAATCACCAACCTGTTCAAGACGTTAGGTGAGCAAATCAGCAACATTCTGGACAGTGCTAAGGGTGTTATCACTGGTTTCGGCGACGCCGTTCGAAACGTTTTAGACGGTATTGCGGGCATTTTCGACTCAATGGGGAATGCCGCTCTTAATGCTGGTAATGGCGTTAAGCAGATGGCGCAAGGTGTCAAGATGCTAGTTGATTTAAAACTAGGCGATTTAGCAGCAACTTTAGCTACTACAGCTAGTGGTCTCGGTAAAATGGCTAGTCATTCAGCAGGGATGAGCCAGCTCGGCTCGGCAATGACACAAGTTGGAACTGGTATGACTCAGTTTGCGACTGGCGCAATGATTTCGTTAGCTGCTTTAAGTCAGTTTGATGCAGTGATTACAACACTCAAGACCAATTTGTCTCTTTTGCCAGCGATGATGACGGTGGCTGGTGCAGGTTTCCCAGTATTCGTTTCTCAAGCAGTCGCTGGTATTGCTGGATTATCAGCTGTTAATGCACCAATTGCAGCATTTAAAGCACAATTGATGAGTTTAACACCAACAATCTTATCTGCTACAGCGGGCTTTGCAATGTTTGGTGCTAGAGCGATGGTCATCAATGGCACGTTTACCGTCATCGGTGGATTTATTAGTGCATTTAACGCACGCATCTTGTCAATGGGCGCAGCAACAGCAATGGCAGGAGCGTCGTTTGGTGCGTTAGCTGGTAGAGTAGGTGCTTTAGGTGGAGCTCTATCGTCAGTTTCAGGCGGTTTTGCAAATATTGGTGCGAGTGCGGCAAGTTCAGCGTCTCAAATGCGTTCAATCATTTCAGCGACACAGTCTGTTATTTCAGCGTTTAGCTCAATGCGCGCCCAAGTGCAATCGTCAATGCAAGCAATGCTTAGTGCTGTTACATCTATTGGAAATCAGATGAAAAATCAAGGACGCATGATTGGTCAACAAACAGCTCAAAACATCGCACAAGGGATTGCTAGCGGTGCTGGTAATGCTAGAGGTGCAATGAGCTCTCTTATGGCATCTGTACGTGCAGCAGGAATGTCTGGAGTCGGTTCAATGCGTGCAATTGGTGCATATATCGGGCAAGGTTTGGCTAGTGGTATGATGTCAGCTCTTGGAAGTGTGACGGCAGCTGCTAATGCGTTAGTAGCACAAGCAGAGAGAGCGGCACGAGCAAAAGCCAAAATTCATTCACCATCGCGCCTATTCCGTGACAATGTAGGTCGCTATATTGCACAAGGTGTTGCGGTTGGTATTGAAAAGGACAGCTACACAGTTAACGATGCTTTAGGTGCAATGTATGACAAAGTACAAGCATTTAGCTACAGAGCTGAAGACCTAATCGGAGCTGGATCAACTAATTTCTCACACAGTATCCAGGTTAAATCCGATTTAGATAAAGCAATCAAAGCAAAAGTTGAAATCGTACAAGAAAAATCAAACGAAGTTATGGAAAAAGCTATAGATGCGATGGGTAAACTCGCAGACCGTCCAATCGACATGCGTTTGAACGATGACACGCTTATCGCATCAACTAGCGACAGATACCAAGATTATCAACAAACACAAATTACACGTAACAACAGAATGTGGGGTAGACCATGACAGAAATAATGACATTTAACGGTATTGGGATGTCTCAATACTTTAGGATTACTGACATTATTCGCCCGATTGGTAATAAAAGGACAGTGTCAACTGACACTTCTCCTTTTTTGGGTGTTAATATCCAAGAAATTAAAATCGGAGCTAAAGAACACAAAATCAAATTTGACATCAAAGGGAAATCAGAGATTGAAATTGAACAGCTTAAACATGATTTAGCTGGCGTATTCAACGTTGATAAACCAGTCAAAATTACATATGCAGATGAACCAGACAAGTATTATTTAGGTTTGCCTGTTGACGATATTTCTCACGATAACATAACACGTTGGTTTCAGCGTTCAGAAATCACTATTTTAATCCCTGACGGAGTGGCTCATTCGGTGACGGATGCACGTTTTGAAGAGCCTACCTGGAACGGCAATAAAATGACGTTCAAAATCAATAATGAGGGGAATGTAGATGCTTATCCGATTATCACGATTAAACATAATTCAGAAAACGGCTATGTAGGACTAGTTAGTCAAAATGGCGCTTTTGAGCTTGGAAGCAAGGAAGAAGCAGACTCTGAAGAATACAAGAAATCTGAAATCTTGTTTGATTACACGTCAAACACTGGACCAACAAGGATTTTAAACGGATTTGAAGAGGGTAAATTTAATGAGGCAATTAGTAACGTTCAAGAGGTTCTAGATGGACAACTTGAGGTAGACAATGCTTGGGGGAGACCACACATCCACTTGAAAAATGGGACGTCTGCGTCTATCACTTGGGACATACCAGCAGACAGCGCAGGAGAGGTAGGAGCGCTATATGAGTACATCTGGTGGAGACAGATTTTTTGGGCTGGACATCAATCGCAGTACGGATTTATGAAAGTGGTTGTATCAGATGAAAATGGTCAATTTCTATACGGGACAGAGACATTTAAACGTTCTAACAGTCTAACAACTGAATATAATTTTATGGTTTCTGACGGAAAAGGTGGCTATCATTTTCTTGACCGCTATACATTTTGGTGTACGCATTTAGACAGTCAAAATCCATTTAATGAGCCACGAGGTTGGTCAGATATCTACAGGAAAGATGGCTGGATACAGTTTTTTTGGAACGGTCAATACAAAGAATACAACATCCCTGAGATAAAGGGTAAAAAGTCCGCTAAAGTCAGTGTTATATTTGGGAGCGTAGGGGGCAAACCTGGAGTGACACATGTTTATCTTGATGATATCGTTTATCGCAAAGATTTTGTGACAGGTACTAGAGACATCCCGAACCGCTATGCTATGGGCTCAACCGTTGTTATTAACAACGAAACAGACACAGTGATGAAAGATAACTTGAATAAAAATGAGGATATCGTACAGGGCTCACATCATTTCTTGAGTGTTCCGCCTGGCGAGTCTGAGTTAGACATCTATTTCTCATCATGGATCAAGAAAATGCCTACAGTCAAAGTGGAGTTTGAGAAAAGGAGCTTGTAGATGCTTCTAACAATACACGATGCACATTTGAAGAAAGTAGCGTTTATTGACAACGAGAAGCAAGGCACATTGAGTTTTTACGACGATACTTGGACACGTAATCTACAAACAGGTTCGTCAACGTATGAGTTTAGCATCTCTAAGAAGACGCTTGTTTCTGACACGGTCTTTAACAGAACTTACAGCTATTTGAATGAACGTGCTTTTGTTTCATTTGAGTACAAAGGCGAGACGTTTCTCTTTAACGTGATGACTGTTGAAGAAGATGAAAAGAAAATCAAATGCTATTGTGAGAATTTAAATCTAGAACTTATTAACGAGTATTCGAATCCGTTTAAGGCTGATAGAGCTATGTCATTCGTTGAGTATTGCAATGCTATGGATTTACTAAATATGACTAAATTATCCGTAGGTATCAACGAGATTTCGGACTACAAGCGTACGTTGGAATGGGAAGGACAAGACACGAAACTTGCCAGACTTATTTCACTTGCGAACAAATTTGATGCTGAAATCGAATTTAAAACCTACCTCAACGATGACAGTACTATCAAGCAGTTTTTGGTCAATGTTTATCACGAAAATGATGGCGTGAATTACCACGGCGTTGGGCGGGACAGGAAAGACATAACGCTTGTTTACGGAAAAAACATCAAGTCAATTAGGCGCAAGATTGATAAGACGAACATCTTTAACATGATTGTGCCAACTGCTCAAAGTGAAGAGAACAGTGATCAGAAATTGACTATCGGAAGCTTGCCAAACTGGGAGCTCAAGAATGATAAAGGCATCGTTGAGTTTTACAAGCGTGGCGATGCTCTCTATGCGCCTATTTCAGCACAGCTTTATCCGTCAACGTTTACGTCGGAAACTCAATCAGACCAATGGACTAGACGTGACATGGACTTTAACGTCAAAAGCATTCAACAGCTTGAGACAGAAGGCTTGAAACAGTTGAAAGCGTCAGCTTATCCAGAATTAACATACGAATTTGACGGCTATATTGATGCAGATATTGGAGACACAGTAGAGCTCTCAGATGGTGGCTTTGCTAACACATTGCTGATTGAAGCACGTATTTTTGAACAAAAGCTAAGCTTTTCGACTAAAAAAAACTGGAAGACCACACTTGGAAATTTTAGAGCTTTGCAAAGCAAGTTATCTAACGACATCCAGAGCGAACTTGAACGTTTAGTAGAAGATGCAAAACCGTACAATATTCGCATTTCGACGGATAATGGAACGATGTTCAAGAACAATGAGGGCGAAAGTCTAGTAAAAGCCACACTTTGGAAAGGTGGCAAAGTTGTTAGTCGGGACGTCTCATGGCGCTGGGCTTTGGACGGCGTGGTCACAGTCGGTATGCAATACCGTGTCCAAGCTAAAGACATCACTGACACAGCGGTTTTAACCGTGTCGGGCTACATTGGCAACAAAGAAGTCGCTACTACTGAAGTTACAGTTACGAACTTGGTTGAACCGACAACATTAGTTGTCAAGACTTCGAACGGAAACCTATTTAAAAACAATCTTATCAATACGAAACTGACTGCTACGCTCTGGCGTGGCGGGAAAGAGATTGATAAAGAAGGTAAAGAATATAGTTATATCTGGACTAAAACCGATGCTGACGGCGAGCCAGATATACTTTGGAATCAGGACCATTCCTACTCACAGAAAACAATCGAAATCACACAAAAGGATGTATTTAGAAGAGCTCAATTTGAATGTAATGTTGAGCCATTAGGTTAAAAAGGAGAATTTAAAAATGGGAATTATTTCAAGCGGGCAGATTACAATCACAGACTTGTCAGATGCGCCCGTACTGAGCGCTTTTATCACAGCTAGTCAAACGACTACACAAGTGTTTGACCAAACAACAAATGGTTACAATCCATCATATGCAGGAAATCCGCAAGTATTGACCCTTAACTTAACTAAGGCAGGTCAATCAACTTCGATTTTGGGGCAAGTTGGTAAAGTCAACTGGTATGAATATAATGGTTCGACTAAAACAGCTGTAACAAGCACTACTAACACAGATAACCAATATTTGTCTGGCACACATAATGAAGTGTTGCACACGAAAGTTAACGTGCCAGCTAGTGCAGGAGCAAAACGCTATGAAGCTGTTGGTACATGGACTGACCCAGTAACTGGATTGAAAGTTGATTTCCGAGCAAGCATTGATTTGCTAGCAGTACAACTTGGTAAACAATCGCTTGTTCTAAACGTATATACAGGTAAAGGTAATACATTCTACAACAACCAACCGAGCAGTCTAACTGTCAATGCTGACCTTTACAAAGGTAACAACCTTTCTGGCGGTAACAAACAATTCAAATTCTTTTATGCTGATAGCGCAGTCTCAGCTACAAATTCAACTGGCTACGATGCTGATGGCGGTATTGGTTGGCATCTATGTTCTAGTACTACAACAGGTCAAACACCAAACGTTGAACCATCAGCTAATACGACAGGTCAAGGTGTCCTTACAGTAACACCTGATAAGGTCACAAACTCGCAAACCTTTAAAGTCGTATGTATCGATAAAGTCGGTGGAACGAACGGACAGAAAGCAATCGGGGTTGCGACTATTCTCGATTTCTCAGACCCGATTGTAGTAGTTATTGAGTCAACGGCTGGTAGTACATTCAAGAACTCATCTGGTTCAACAACATTAAAAGCACGTCTTTATCGTAAGGGTGAAGAGTTGGATGCAGACGGTTCTAGCAAAACTTACACTTACAAATGGTCTCGACGTGATAAAAACGGAACTTTGGATACAAACTTTGGCGGAATTGGTAACCAATACAAAGTTGGTAAGTCTATTACAGTCTCAGCAAGCAGTGTTAGCGACAAGGCTACATTCTTCTGCGAAGTGTTTGAATAAGGGGGGATATGACACATGATTAGAGCTGAAATTGAACTTGGCGGACAACTTGAAGTTATCAATATTGAAGTCAAAACAAAGTCTGAAGCTATCGAAAAAATTTGGAACATGTTTGGTTACATGACCTATATTATTAGTTTAGAAGAGGTAGAAGATGAGCAAGTTGATAGCAACGAGTCAGATGACTCTAATGAACTTGATGGAGCGAGCGGAGACTCGCAGGGAGACGTTTTACAAGCTAACGAATAGTGTTGCTATACCTGAGGCGCCAAGCGAAGGTGGACGAAACTTACTTGTAAAAACTAACCAAGGCAAAACGAATTGGACGTGGGTTATTTCAAGTGGCGGAACGACTGCCGAAAATTATGACGTTGATGGTGTCAATGCTGTTAAATTGACACGTACAAAAGATAGTCCATCTTCGTGGGATTACATTCAATATCAGGGTTTACTAAGAAATCTTATTGAACCAGACACAAAATATACGCTTTCATTTGACGTCAAACCAAGCGTTGACGTAACCTTCACAGCGTCATTGAAGCGTGGCGATGGCGGCGCCCCACTCACAAATAGCACAACAATGAATAAAGCCACAGCTAATCAGTGGAATAAAGTCTCTTGTGTTTTAACATCAAAAACAACATTGCCAGATGATTTATCGCAAGTTGTCTATTTGTCAGGTATGCCTGTTGCAAAAGGCAACTATTTGCTCATTAAAAGCATCAAACTTGAAAAAGGCAATACCGCTACGCCTTACTCTCAAGCTCCAGAAGACTTAGGTTGGTCAGCAACTACACTAGTTCCAACGCAATCACAGCGCTACTTGTGGAAGTTTGATTATATTTATTATTCAGACGGTTCAGTTGAAGTTACGCAGCCAACAAACATCAGCATAGCAGGTGCTGATGGCACGAACGGTCAAACCTCGCACGTACACTTTGCATTTGCTGACAACGCAACTGGTGGCGGTTTTAGCTTAACTACACCAAAAGCATACATGGGTTGGTACGCTGATTTTAACGAGGCGGCAAGTACAGACCCGACTAAGTATAGGTGGGGCAAGTGGAAAGGCGACCAAGGCTTGCCAGGAAAACCAGGTGCAGATGGTAGAACACCTTACTTGCATATTGCTTATGCCAACAGTGCAGATGGGCGTACTGATTTTAGCACGTCAAATACAGACAACAAGCGCTATTTAGGTACATACACTGACTACACACAAGCCGACAGTACAGACCCAAGTAAATATAAGTGGGTTAATATGGTTGGTAGTGTTGAAGTCGGTGGTAGAAACTTACTACTTTATACAGCAGACCCATGGAAAGCTCCAAACGATTACTATCAATTCAACGGTGCCACAAAGACAGATGAAATGTTAAATGGTTCTGTCGTGTACAAGACACGCTCTATATGGTCAAGACTAGCGATGAATTGGGGCAAACAGCTAATTGATAAGCCAGATGTTAAAGTTGGCGATGAGTTCACATATTCGGTCTACGTGAGAACTGACCAAGAATCTCCAATTAAAGCACGGCTATTCTTTAGATATAGCGGTCAAAGTAGTGCCGAAGATATGACGGGTGAAAAGCTCATTACACAAGAATGGCAGCGATTTACGAAGACGTTCACCGTTACTAAAAAAATGTTGTCCGATTCTTCAAAATTAAGCTGGGTTGGCTTTGAGCAAACATCAAACAGCGAAGATGGAAAATTTGTTTATTACGCTTGTAATATGCTAGAAGAAGGTAATATTCCAACACCTTGGCAACCAGCCTTGGAGGACATACAAGCTGACATTGACAGCAAAGCAGACCAAACGTTAACGCAAGAACAGTTGAATGCGTTGGCAGAGAAGAACAGCATCATTAAGGCCGAGATGGAAGCTAAAGCTAGCATCGATACAGTCAATCAGTGGATTACAGCCTATCAAAACTACGTTAACGCTAATGATGAGGCTAGAGCTGAATCTGAAAAGAACCTACAGGAAGCAGCAGCTCGTATCTTGCAGTTAAAGACAGACGTCGGCGCTTTGCGTCAACAATGGGATTTCATTGACACGTACATGAGTATTCAAAACGAGGGTCTTATCATTGGTAAATCAGATGGTTCGGCTTTTGCTAAGTTTGCGAATGACCGTATCAGTCTATTTTCAGGAAGTAGTGAAGTTATGTATATCTCACAAGGTACTTTGCATATTGAGAATGGTATTTTCACGAAAACAATTCAAATCGGTCGTTTCCGCTTTGAAACACACCCAGCAGACAAGGATATGCTGGTATTACGTTATTTAGGGGGTTGATAAATGGCAACAGCTACATTTAGTGGTCAATATGGTCATAATATGACGCTTGAAGTGTGGTCTAGTTGGAATAGGCAGGATACAGCTAATAATAGGTCTACAGTTAACGTACAAGCGCGCCTTATTACAAATGGTTATGCTTCTATGTGGGGTGTAACCGCAGACGTGACTATCCATGTTAATGGCGGTGGTGCAATCGAACACCCGACTGTAAATATTGGCACGGGTTCATCTCAGTTGCTCTTTGCTCACGATTATGTTGTCGGTCATGATAATGACGGTAAGAAGACTGTAGGTATTCAAGTTTCTGTAGCTTTAAACACAGGCGGTTATGGTTCGTCTATGGTCGCTTTCAATTTACCTTTACCAACAATCAAAAGGGCAAGCACTGGGAAGGTGACGGCTACAGAACTTGGTAAAGTTGCTACTATCACAATTGACCGTAAGAATAGTGGTTTTAAGCATACTTTGCGTTATAACTGGGACGGCAAAACTGGAACGATTGCGACAAACGTTGACACGTCATGTAATTGGACTTTAC